ATCCTGCTGCTCCTCCTGCTGTTCCTCCTGCTGTTGCTCCTGCTGTTCCTCCTGCTGCTCCTCCTGCTGCTCCTGATCCTGCTGCTCCTCCTGCTGTTCCTCCTGCTGTTCCTCCTGCTGTTCCTCCTGCTGCTCTTGATCCACTCAATCAAGCTGCGGGAGCAGCTCCAGTTCCACCACCAGTTCCACCACCGGGAGCAGCTCCAGTTCCAGATGCAAGTGCTCCACCTCCACCTGTAACTCCTGCTCCAGCAGCAGCGGGTGCTCCTGCTCCACCAATGCAAACTGAATACAAAATCTTTAAACAAAACCTTGAACGTGCAGAAGGTTTGGTTAAAGCATTGCGTAGCAAGCAAGAAAATGGAAACATGTTGTTTTTGAAAGAAGCTTATGAAAAGCAACTTTTTTCACTTTATAACAACTTGCTTGGTTTAAAGGCAAAAAATGCAATATCCCCTAGACTATTTTCTTTCAATGAAGACAGATTGGGATTGCTATATGAAAATCTGAACGTAATCACTAGTTATAAGCAAAATCCATTAACAAAGGGTAATATCATGGCAAAGAATAATTCATTGAAAGATTTAGTTAAATCACTTTTTGAAGGTGCCGAAGGTTTTGAAGTAAAGGCACCAAATAAAATTGATCCCGCTGGAGATTCAACAGGTATCGACGACGAGCACCCTAAAAGTCATTCTGGTAATCCAAAAGGTATCAGAGTAGAAGCTGAAGATGCTCCATTCAGAACTAAGGAAAAGAAAGATTGGCCCGGTAAGCCATCACCAGAATCTCTTCTAGAACAACTAGAAGAAGAAATCGGTGAGCTTATGGCCGAAATGGAAAGGGATGGAACGAGCGACGATAGCAATCCATCAGACGAAGTTGTTCTTGAGCTTTCAGACAATGAAGTAATGTCTGAAGCTCGTAAGGCTCGCTCTCGTCTTAAGGCTCTTCGTGAACAAGCAGAAGACAGCCTTTCACTCACCATCGATCTAAAGGGTGTATCTGGTAAAGAAGTAGAAAATGTCAACGTATCGATTGATGGTGAAGAACTTGACGTTGATATGGAAGGCGGCGAGGAAGGTGAATTTGAAATCGGCATGGAAGACGTTGAAGAGCCAGAAGACGACGTTAAAGAGCCAGAAGAATCAGAGGAAGACGACGTTGAAGAGCCAGAAGAAGAATCAGATTCGGAAGAAGAATCAGATTCGGAAGAAGAACTTCAAGAATCTCGTAGAATTGTTCGCAGAGCTATTAATGAAACCAAAACTCTTCGTGGACAGCTTCACGAGACACAACTATTAACAGCTCGTTCATTGTATGTAAATAAGCTTTTCGTGAGGGACGAATTGACCGGGACACAAAAACGCAAAATCGTTGAGTATCTCGACAGTGCCAACACATTGGGAGAAGCAAAGGAAATCTACAATCGTATTGTACGTGTACTGGATGCTGGAAAGAAAAATGGGGAACTGATGAACGAATCAGCAGACCGTCCAGCACGAATGCTAGTAGAATCTGTAGAGCCAAGCTTCGACACTGCCCGCTGGCAAATTCTTGCTGGTGTGCGGAGAAACACAAAGTAGCACATAGTTAGAGATAAGATACCATATTAGGTACTAGAAAACAACGAATAAGGAGATTTTAAATGTCAAAGTTTACATATGCACAACTAATGGAAGGTGTTCAACGCACCGTAGCAACAGCCGCTGACGACCGTATGGTTAGTAAGTGGTCCCGCACCGGTCTTCTTGAAGGTCTTTCAACCGCAGGCAAGCAAAAAATGGCTCGCCTTCTCGAAAACCAAGCAGTAGAAGTTCTCAAGGGTGGTTCGTCAATGCTTAATGAAAACCTTTCACTTTCAACCGGTGGTGCATCACTTGCATCATCTGGTCAAGTGGCAGGTTTCACAAACGTAGCATTCCCAATCGTTCGCCGTGTATTCGCTGGCCTCGTTGCCAACGAAATCGTATCGGTACAACCAATGTCGCTCCCAAGCGGCCTCTTGTTCTACCTTGATTACACCTACGGTTCATATGTTGGTGGTGATGCAGGCACATCTGGCAACCAATACGCAGTTGGTTCAGACCCCGGTGCAGCAACTTACGCCCGTGGCCAATCAATATACACCAACCCATCCGGTTCAGTAATCCGCACAAGCGGTTCACTCGCCGCTGGTGGTCAATATAACCTCATTGGCTCAGGCTACTCAAAGGTTCACGTACAAGGCCAACTCCCAACAGGAGTGATTGCTCTCGGTCAATGGAACGATGGATCAACATGGGTAACTCAATCGGCAGTTACATCCGGCGCAGCTTTCGTTGGTTACAACGCACGCTTTGTGGATTATGATCCAACACTTTCAACAGACGTTGAAGCAGCACAACTTGATTATACCTTCATGGTAGTAACAGCTTCTGCTCTTACAACAGCAATCAATGGTGCAGATCTCACCTCGGTCGAACAAATCGCAGTAACCGGTCTTGGTACTGCAACCGCAACCTTTACGGCACCTCCACAAAAATACCAACAAGGTGAAGCAGTTCTTAACTTCCGTCGCTTTACCAAGCGTGGAAACTGGACCTCTGCTGGTGCGAGCTCAACCTTTACACCAGATCCATTCAACGGCTCACACCTTCTCTTTGTGCTGGGCCTTGCGAACGCACAATCTGTTGCCGCAGTATCTCTTGGTAACGTAGCAACGCAAATAACAGCTTCGTCTCCAATCGCTGATCAACTTTCAGTAAATGCAGACGGTTCAGCTCTCACCATTCCAAGCTTCGAATCTAACTTCGCTGTAGATGCATCACCACGCATCCCAGACGTAGATATCAAGATCGATTCAGTGGCAGTGACAGCAACAACCCGTAAGCTCCGTGCTCGCTGGTCACCAGAAATGGCTCAAGACCTCACAGCATTCTACTCAATCGACGTAGAAGCAGAGCTCACAAACATTCTCTCCGAGATGATCACCCTCGATATCGACCGTGAAATTCTCAACGACCTACTCACACAAGCTCAAGCAGCTAACTACTTCTGGAGCCGTGCCCCCGGTCGCTTCGTCAACAAGTACACTGGTACCGAAGTTGCTCGTACAAACACCGTTTATCCCGGTCCACAGTTCACAGGCACCGTCCGTGAATGGTACGAAACACTTATCGAAACCATCACAGACGCAGCAAACGTCATCCACAAGAAGACCCTTCGTGGCTCTGGCAACTTCATCGTGTGCTCACCAGAAGTGGGTACAATCCTTGAAGCAACAGTTGCTTACCGTGCCAACTACAAAATCGACGGTGACGGCCAAGTTCGTGACAACATGAGCATCGGCGCAGAAGCAGTCGGTACCGTAAACGGTCGCTACTCAGTGTTCGTTGACCCATACTTCCCAGTAAACAAGATCCTTCTTGGTCTTAAGGGTTCAACCTTCCTTGAAAGCGGTTATATCTACGCTCCATACGTGCCACTAATCCTCACCCCCGTTATCTACGGCCAAGAGGACTTCACCCCACGTAAGGGCATCATGACCCGTTACGGCAAGAAGATGGTTCGTGCGGACTTCTATGCAACCGTAACCTGTCTCGATATGAGCATCATCTGATTTGCCCTAGAAAACTAGGATAATAAAGAAGGAGCGGGTTTTTTAACCCGCTCCTTCTGCATTTTAGAGATCAGAAAATTTTTTTAAGGGCTGATTTTTTTCTTTTGAGTTGGAGGCCGTGCTGACTCTGCAACAACTACTGGTGCAGTTTCTGTTTGCGAAACTGCCGGGGCAGCTTGTTCCGTTTTAAAATTTTCTAAAGCAACCGCAAGTTCCTTTACAGAAGCTTGTAGGTTTTGTGCTTGTAAGACTTGTATTTGTTTTTGCAAATCAAGTACAACTTCTTCTAGGGTCTTGATTTTGCCTTCTATTGATTCCAAAGACTCTGTTGTGAGATCCCCAATAATTTTGATATGTTGTTTACCACCTGAGCCTGCGTATGTACCTTCTAGTGTTGCTTTCATTTAATAAAATCCTTTCTTCTTGCTATCTTATATATAAGAAAACAAATTGTTCATATTTAACATTTAGAGAGAAATATAATGATAAATTTCTTAAAAGAAGGCGGAAATGTTTTCAAGGATAAGAAAACAGGTAAAGAACTTACGCAAAGAATTAATCAACAAGATGTGCTACCAACAGTTCAATGGTTAGAACAGCAAACAGGTTTAAATCTTGTTGATAACATGCTTGGAACAACGGGCAAGAAAGCCACCAGTGGAGACTTAGATCTTGGTGTTGATGAAAATCAAATCTCTAAAGATGAACTCGTTACAAAACTTCTTATAATTAAAGGTATTGGTAAAGATGATGTTAAGAAAGGTGGAAATAATGTCCACTTAAAAACACCTATTGCTGGAGATCCTTCTAATGGATTCGTTCAAACAGACTTTATGTTTGGAGATCCAGAATGGATGAAGTTCTCTATGCAGGGTGGAGGGCACAACTCACCTTATCGTGGAACACACAAACATATTCTTCTTGCAAGTATTGCCAAGGCAACAAAATCAAAAGAACATCCAGAAGGTATGAAATGGTCATATCTAAATGGTCTTATGGATAGAGCAACAGATAAAACTATTTCAAAAGATCCAGATACTATAGCAGAGATACTTCTTGGTTCCGGTCATTCTGGTCTAGATCTTTCTAACGTTGAAACAATTGTTAATGCGATTAAGGATCGCCCAGAGTTTGATGAACTTGTTGCGGAAGCAAATGAAACTTTTGCAAAAGATAAGTCACATCCTGTTCCTCCTGTAACAAGAATGTTGCAAGAAGGTTTGGAAAATCGTATACAGCATCCAGAAGACATGATTTACTGGGAAGGTTCAAGAGGGGCACAGAAGGCTATAAACGGCTTATTAGAGCTCGCAGAGAATGCAACCAGTACAACTACTGTTAAATGGGATGGATCGCCTGCAATCGTTTTTGGTATTGATAAAGACGATAAATTTATTTTAACTGACAAAGGTGGTTTTACAGTTAAGAGTTACAAGGGC